TTACGCTGGAAGTAATCAACGTCTTGGATTTGTCCAAGGTTTTCTCCACCAGGAAGTGTTTCAATCTGTGTTCCTCTACCACCTTCGCGGCGAGGCAACCAGAAGTCTTCAAGCATTGACATAAACTTTTTATCGTCGCGGATTTCACCAGTGTTTGAATCGTAAACGATTTTGTTACGATACTGGTTCATAATACCCTTGAGGTATTGTTCCGCCTTAATCTTAGGTAGGTTACCAACGTCAACATAGAATACTCGACGCTCTGGTGCACGAGTGATACGATAAATCACTAGTGCGTTTTCCATCATGCGGAGTTGGTTCGCTGGACGTATTGCTTTATGCAGATACGATAAACCCACGTTTTTATCCTGATCAACAAGACCAGAAGGAACATGGCATATAGCATCTTTTGTAATTCTAAGTGCATTCGCGCTGGTTGAATAGTCATTCACGTTCGCGGACTTTTGGTGCACTACACCTTTTTCGTTGAAGAGAAAATACTCATCAATGCGTTTGATAAAATCAACATTGGTTTTGGTATCTTTTTCCTTGATGATCTCACGAACCTTTTTAATCTTTCGTGGATCGATGTATCGAACATCAGTCAGACCCTGTTTTGGATTTGCTGTGTCGATAACTTTATGAAAGAATAGTCTACCGTCGACATACCAACGACGAAAGTAATCATGCGCTCTTAGTTTGAAATCTAAGATTCTTAAGATTTCTTCGAATTCTTTTTCAATGTCTTTCTTGATACCCGCAGACATCTCTACGTCATCCAAATTAATTCTAACTGGATCTTCGTCATCAAGATTTGAGATAGAGTCATTAACAATATCATCAATTGCTGTGTCGACATCTGCCATTCCAGCAATGTCACGATAGCGTCTGATAAGTTCTTGCTCTGTGCTGGCAGTCCCATCTAAGTCTAGATAGGTTCCATAGTATCCACCTGCTTTAATTTCATCTGTGCCACCGTCGTCTGTCGGAGCCACGAACGATTTTTCCGTTGGTGGCTCCGAAGATCGTGTAATCTTATAACCAAAAATTTCCATAATATTAGATTACTCTTAAAGTGTGTTAGTCAGGTAGTGTGAGTAGTTGAAGGTTACGGTGAACTCTTCGATTACATCGTTCTGACCATATTGCAAACCAATTTCCGACATGTTAATCGGGAAAGAGTTATACAGAGTATATTCCATCAGTACTTCATCATTGCGATCAAGATGCTGAACGATAATATCTGCTTGATAGTCAGTTGGTGTAAGAACACCAGTGTTCAATTCCAGATCATTCATTCCGTTCATCCACTCTTCGAATGGTTTGCGGAGCGACATTTCAGTGTCATTGATGATTGTAACTGTCCACGGATCGAAGATACGCTCGCCAGCGAGTTTCACTTCGCGACCACGATACTGAACGAGAGTTGGGTTTACTGTTGATGCAGGAAGGGCAGCACCAGTAACCAACAGCGCATATTCTCTGTCTGGAACAGATGATACATATCCAGGCCAGTTGAGTAATACACGGAATTGGTTAGGTCTTGCACCACCAGCACCTAGTAACCCTTTAAACTTTGAAATATCCATATTAGATTTCTCCTATAATTCTATTTATTCGGGTTATTAGGCACCAACTTCTTCGAACGATACCGAGGTACGAGTTGCGATGAAGTTAAGGTAGATGAAGTTGATCGACTTAGCAGGTTTGATGTAGATATCTGCAACAAACTCATTGCGGTCAATTACTTCGCCAGTGTTATTTGATTCGTCACACACAACACGGAAGTCATAGATACCACGGCGACCACGAACATCGCGGAGGAATGGTTCAACTAGTGACTTGAACTGTGCACGAGTGAAGACATCGTTGAATTCGAACAACTGGAACTTAGCAGCAGTTGCGATTGCCTTCTCGAGAACGATGAATAGACGACGAACATTGATACGATCGAATGCCGATGGTTTTGCAAGAAGCGTCTTGTCACCATAAAGAACAACACCCTGTCCTGGGAACGACACAACTGGGTTGATGCCATTCTTGTAAAGAGTATCACGATCTGTTTGGTTTGGTGAGAACAGAAGTTTCACGCAGTTCTTAATTGCGCCACGATTGAAACCAGCAGGTGACCACCATGGGTCATTGGTTTGATCAGTACGAGCACAAAGACCTGCAGTGTCAGCATTCAGAGGAATGTTAACATAGATGTCATTATACTTGTCGTACTGAACTTTCCAACCCGAATCCATAACAGCGTATGAAGTCGAACGGTCAAGAGTTGAGTTTCTATATGTTACGATATCGTCCGCTTCATCACCAGCATTATTTTGCACTGCTGCAAGAGGTGGTGAAAGGAACGCAACACAGTCAAGACGATCTAGAACAACGTTATCAATAACATGCTGAGCAACAGCAACAGCATGACCGCCAGTCAGAAGAAGCGAAACATCAACTAGTTCCTTATTGGCGAACAGATCGTAACCAACGTTGAGGTCGCCCGAAGCAGGTGCTGCGTCAACACCACCGCCTAGTGAATCGTCTGTTGCAGCAGCGAGAGTGTGATAAACACCTGCCGATGCAGCAGCACCCCATGCAAGATCTTCATCTGCTGCTTGTGTTGGGTGATCCATCCACCACACATACTTTGATTGGGCGTTAATTACGTTCTTATAGTAGATAGAAGCACCATCGCTCGATTTTGCGTCAGACGCAACCGAGAGGAATGGGAACTTTTCTAGAACTGTTCCTGCAGTTCCGCTGAATGCGCCATCTTCGTCGACCACGATTACGTGAACTTCGTCGCCCGATGCACCCTTTGATGTTGCGAAAGTTGAGGTTGATGGTGTGCCATCAAACTGTGTTTCGTATTCCCACCCGTCGAAATTCGCACCATCACAGATGCTAATCTTAAGCGAGTTACCAACAGTACCTGGATACTTAGCAGCAACTGGACCAACTGATCCTTCACCATTAGCATAAGATGCGTCATAAACATCTTGGTTATTAATTGCAACTGCTGTGCCAGAAGCAACAGCGTTTCTTGCTGCTGTGCCGACTGTGCGAACTAGTTGCAGGTTGTTGCCGTAACCAAGAAAGTTAGCAGCAGTGTGGAAGTGCACTGTAGTAGTGCTTGTTGGTTTACCAAACTCGCGGACGAGTTGGTTTTCTGACGAAACTGTTTGAATTTCGTTTACAGGTCCCCAGAGGAAGTAACCAACGTATCCACCAGCAGAACTTGAGACTGCTGGTACGACGTTAGTTAGATCCTTTTCAGTAACTAGGACTCCTGGCGATAATTGAAATGCCATTTTCTTCTCCTTGTATATAAAAACTGACAAAAACCACTGTCTTTTTTGTTATAAACTTATTTATAAGATGTCTACTTTACATCCAACCACGTTTAGTTGGTGCAGCATCAACAGACCATAGGTCTCCGCTATCAACAAAAACTTCTTCTTCAGTGCCATTCATTATTATACCAAATGGTGTCAGTTCTTCTTCTATCTGTTTCATCTGACCATCATATAACTTTTTTCTAATGTCAATATCTGTCAGATCGGTGAAATATGTATTGCTGGTTACCCATGCAAACATGACTAAACTCATTACCAAGTCATCAAAATAACCTTCATCTGCCATCCAAGTTCCCATCTTTTCAATAAAGGTGGAGAATTCTGAGATGGTATCTGCGTCAAAAATAAGTAACTTCTTTTCTTCCATCAGAGACTTTAGTGTAAAACAACCTTGCCTTTTAACTTGCTTAGTCATTCGAACACCCATTTGGGTTGCTCTACCAAATCCTGGAGAAAGATATTGTTTATTTGTATCTTTAGAAGTCGTTAAAATATTATCATATTCTAATTCTGCATGTAAAATATCGGCGACTTGCTGGCCGATATCGTTAATTTCAATCATTACATATGCATTATTAAAATCTCTTGCCACTTTGTTTACGATATTAGGATATAACATCGGTGGTATTTTATTGTTGCGGTATTTGGCGACTAGTTTATATGGAACTGAGGTCGCATCAACCACAGTAAATGCAGAATAGTCACCACCAATACCTCTTGCAGTGTCAACACCCATTACATAAGTATGCTCTGAGATTGGATCCTCGAAGATATCTAGACCATCCTTCATGTATATAGGGTCAATAGAACTCATCGCTCCAAGTGTATGTGCATTCACAAGAGTGTTGCTCGAACCAAGGAAATTACAGAGAACTTCTTGGTTGAATTTCAACTCACCGAGCATCTTGAGTTGTTCTTCTGCCCACTCTTCATCACGTCCAGGAATTTCAGTATATGGGATGAACATGGGTTTGAATCCATTGACACCCTTTTCTGCTTCGTTCCAGAATTTCCAGAAGTGGTTATACCCCAGAGGTGTTGATGTCAATAGAATCTTGGTTGTTTGACCAGCAGAAATTGTAGGATAAACTGAAGCGAAGAACTGCTCGGCAACCGTGTTTGGAATAATCGCTGCTTCGTCGATATACAACCAGTTAACAGACTTACCGCGAATACCCGAGGCAGTCGTAGCAGCAGTAAATACCTTGGATCCGTTTTCTAATTCAACGTCACCCTTGTTCCAAGTCTTAACACCTTGCTGCATCCAGAGAGGCAAGTTTTCAAACATACCCTGATAACGATTCATGACTTCGCGAGCAGCAGAAGTCTTGTTCGCGAGGATAGCAACAGTTTTTGCATCTTGAAACAGTGTATACCACAGGATACAAGCAGCAGATGTGATAGTCTTACCCTGCTGACGACCTTCCATAAGAATCGCTTTGCGATTGTCTAGGATATGATGGACTTTGCGCTTCTGACATTCATACAGTTTGAATGGAATGAGACCTTCGTCAAGTGACACGATCATGCAATAGTTCTCAATGAAGTAAATTGGATCCTCCTCACACAAAGCGAGTTCTGTCAATTGCTCCGGAGTAAAATTGTGTTTGTATCCAATCGGTTTTAAATTAATATTACCGTGATACGAGGATTCCTCAACTATCATGTTCTATAACTTTTGCTTTCTCTGCTTTCAATGCCCTGAGTAAATCTTGGGTGCTTCCGGAAAAGATAATGTTATTCTGCGTATCTATTTGCTGAGACTTTTTGTTGTCATCTTGAAGAACCTTTTTCTTTCTCGCCTGAAGATCCATTAGATCTTTAGCAGTATCACCAGTTGTTTTGATCAATTGCCCAACGACTTCATAAGCACGAGGACTGTCACTTGCAAGTGCAACATTTAACATACCCTCCAATGCTCTTTGACTGGTGTCAATCAATTCATTCAGTTTATTGCGAGCAACATTGTAATCATCTTCAATGTCATTACCTGTTGATTCAATAACTGCTGGGACTGCAGATGTAGTCGTAGTTGCTGGGAGAATCTCCACTTCAATTACTTCAACTGGTTCTGGGATCTTTGTTGTTTCGGTTCCAAAAAGATCGTCAAGATCTTGATAGTTACCCTTGTTCGAAAAATTCATCGAATTGCTCCACATAATCCCAGTCATCAGTTACTGCAGCAGTATCTGGATTTGTTGTTACTTGATATTTTTGTTGATAAGTAGGTTGTTCAATATCCGTATATGTATTCGCGATTGCGCTTCGAATAATTCCTTGCTGCTCGACTGGACCATATAGGTTTAATCCGAGCGTAAAGTTTAGCGTCCACACAATCGAACGTCTTTGCATGTAATCACCAGCATAGTCGTCTTCATAATTGATGGAATCAAGAACTATCTGAAGATCTCTTTTTATCCCCATCGATGGAATGTCAGTTATGGTGACACAGAAGTCAGGATTGAAGAACGGAATTATTTGCTCGACAATCTGCAGCGCATCATCTTGATTCTTTGCCATTGCATACAACGAAATATTCATGTCATATGGTGTGCTTGTAAATTGAGATCGCAGCATGTTAGGATCATCGCCCTGACCGATTGCTACATTCTTAGTAAGCAAGTTAATCTTTCTCGCAGGATTATATTGTAATCCCGTAATCTCAAATCCCATTCGCGGGAGTATGATTGCAGTAGACTGTGTAGTAGTTGTTGGGACTTCTGCGATACGAGCGAGAAATTTATTTTTTGGTGAATATGCTAAT